CCCATTTGTTGAGCATGCTCCCAATTCCATTTCATCTCAGTAACAATAAAAACAGGTAATACACCCATTTTTTGTGCTGCTACTGCTGCCTCAAGCATCGCTGTTGTTTTACCTGTATCCGAGTGACCACGTAACAAGGTTATGTGGCCCATCGGAATACCAGGAATAGACAGTACATCTTGAAACGCTTTCGAAAGTGGGATCCACTTTTGAGGTTTAAATTTTACAGATTGATCTAGAAATTTAGATTTCTTGAAAGCGTCAATATCAAAGGACTTTTTCAGTGACTCAGATACAACTGAGGTTAAACTACTGTCTTTCTTAGCCATAATTAATCGTTAAATAAGTTGTCAAATTTGTCAGCGTTGCTAGTTTTAGCAGCGTTGTTTTCTAAAGTGTAAGCTGGAACTACTGGTTTGTTCATTTCGGTTAAGAAATCATCCTCCTCATCCTCATCTTTTGATGCGATTGGAGCTTCAGTAGCGGCTTCATCTTCAGGATTTAACCACTTAGATAAGATGTCCTTTAATGCATCGTAAGTGTACTTACGATTAATGCCTAAAATGTCAGGTTGTTCGTTGAGTAATTTCTCTACGAGAGCAGCATCTTCTGAAATAGGAGATGTTTTAGGTTTAACACGCAAATTACATTTAATACCTTTTCTACCAGCAATTACATCTTCAGTAGCCTCAATGGTAAAGTCTCTACCGTCTGTGATGTCAGTAAAATCACCATAATCATCATCAGCAGCGATGCCAACGAGTTGATCATTAGTTAATTTACCAAATTCCCACAAACGAGCGCCTAAATGCTCTTCGCCACGTACTACTACAGCAGCAAAGAAACGAGATTTAGGTTCGATCTTTTTAGCTAATTGCCAATCTTCCTTATCAGATGATTTACGCAATTGTTTTGCAAAATCAGCAATTGGATCAGCCTCTTTCCAGTTGGTTAGAGCCAGGATTGGTCCTTTAGCAAATCCATAGTGGAATTGTACCTCACGAATAGGCCATGCCTTATCGAACTTGTTAGGTAGGATACGTACTTGGTACTTGCCTGGTTTTGGTTTAAAGAAAATTTTAGTGTAATCAATTTTTTCACGGGTTTGATTTCCCTTGTTTTGAGCAGCGGCCAACTTCTGCTTAGCCAAATTTAAATCCATAACTATTATATTTTAAAATTAAATATACAACTTAATTCTTGGACTACCAAATTATCTTTAAGAGATAATTAGTGTCAATTCTCCTGCTCCCCTTAAACGATAATTAGAACCGCTTATAGGACTAGTCGGAGTAAAAGTGAGTGATGATGTACCAGCAGGCACAGCACACGCAAACATATATGACGATGTTACAAATCCTGGTTCCATTGATGCTGAGACATTAAATGTCCCTGCTATTGAAAGACTACTAGAATAAAAACCATCTGGTGTTCTTATTGCTTCTAAAACAAAGTAAGAAGTAGAAGTACTAGCATTTTGAAAAGTAAATGTTTTAGTACCTGATAGGTTTTCACCTGTTGTTCCTGCTCCTCTAATTTGAGATGGTGTATACGTTGCCATTATTTGTTAAGATCTATAATTTTATGAATCGCTGTGTCTAGCTTACGTAATTCAGGGCCATTAGTTAACAATATACTATTTCTATAGTCATGCCAATTAACGATAAATTTAGTATCTAATACTCCATTATTTAACTTCTTAATTAATGTATTAAGTGCATTAATGGTATATAATGTATTGCTTTCCTTCTTGCGATGAAGCAATATTGTATTAGGAAGAGGTGCATCAGACATATTGCCCATATCAATATTATATGTACACATAAGTTCTTCGCTTTGAGGAGACTCAAGAATGAATATCTTATTGTATAATATTGAATAACGACGATTAATTGTAGAAAGCACTGATTCTAGCTCGTCCTTTGGCGCAAATGTGCAGAATAATTTATTCAAATCGTAAAATGTGTTGTCCATCATAAATATTTAGATTTTTTCTAAACCATGGTACGTTTTACCTTGCTTAATGCTAACGGGATATTCAAGGATATTTACGATGTCTTGCAATATATTCCCGTCTTCTTGGGAATAATCAAATAAAAACGCATCATAGGTGTACAAGATTAATTTAGTTTTTTTGTTTTCTAGGTAATTTAACACTAGTTCAAGCAATTGAACATTGGTTGATGTTTCAACGCTTTGAACTATATAATTAAGTAGTTTTTGAGGGTTAATGTCATTTAGTACGTCGCGTCTAAATATTTTATTTTCAGTATTTACATAACTGCCATATTGGAAGGTATCCCACAAATCATCAACCTCTGCTACTACATCTTTAAAAAATGGTTTATCACGATACTCGTTCCATACACCTCCGTACAGTTGTTTAAATGTTAATTCTTTAGCCTCTTCTTTAGACACGCCAAGTAATCCACCTAAATACTCATATGTGTTTTGATCTTTAGGAAATTCAAACCCAATCATTTCACCTATTAAACGTGGATGGTATCCCTGGAAGTCCACCTCAATAAACATGTCATTTTCAGGTTTGTAACATTTACGCTCACCATTATCTTTATTTAATGCAGCAAAGTTAATACTGTTAAATGTATTTGATGGGCGTGAGGTAGTAGTATATAAACTATAATTACTATATAATTTACCTTTGTATAAATTAAATTGAGGATATGCTAATTTACCATTGTAGTGGTCGATAAAGCAGTTTTTATCCGCCTTAATACCGTTTTTTTCAATTTGATAAAATACGTGTGTAGTACGAAAATTCTGGAATTGAAATTGTGTGTCGGTTAGACTGTATTTCTGGATTGTGTCTTGTGCTAGGGCAAATATTGCCTCACTCTCCTCATAGTGTTTACTAATAGGAATCAAACAATTGGTATTAGGCAAACTAGGATACTTGTTATAATAATAACTAGTACACCTAGTGCCCGTACCAGAGGTGTCAACGAAACTAATAAAATTAACATCAAACAGCTTGTCAGCCAGCGGATACATCCAGTGTAACGCTTTCTTTTTATTTAATACCCACAGTTTACCTGTGTGTTCTAATAACCAATCAAATACCTCTACCTTATCAATACCGAATGATTCAGTATGATCTAGGCATATTACATATCCTTTCTTATCATCAAGAGGACGAATATATATTAAACTCAATTCAGTAAGTGCAGGATGAAAATTATCGTTTTTAGGAATAAACCTAATGAAACAATCTCCAAACTTAGCAGGTAATTGAGATGATTTCTCTATAACGTAGAACATATAACATAACCTTTATAATTTAAATATAAGACTAAAAATTTAGCCTACCAATCCACTTTCTTCAGCTTGTGGTGGTACATAAGAGGTATTTATGAATGTTTTTATACCAGGAATTTTCTTTTCAGCCTCATTTAGTTCAATATCGTTAAATCCACCTTTGTAATTTAAAACAACAGAAATATAATATGGGTTGTCTTTAAATTCATCGTACGTTTTTTTACTTACCTCTTTAATAACTTTATTAGTAACACTATATGTAAAGTATCTAACATCACTTTCATACTTGTAAACAAATGAAGAAGGTTTTTTATTATTTGGTTTTACTTTACTTAACGATCCATAAATAAATGTTTTTGGATTTGTTAAAGCAGTATCAACTTCCCTCCCTTTAGATCTAATCAATTCAGGAGCCTCAATATTGAATTCTTTACCAGCAAAAAACTTATCATTAAATTCATAATAATACCCTTGATAGAATTTATAGTTAAATGAAAATACAAATTCATCACCTGATGTATATTTTATTTCTATTGTATTTGCTGGTATTCTCATATTAGCAAGTTACTCCTGGTTTAGTGTAATTATAGTGATGGGATTCGTTACCATTGTTTATGTTTTCAAATCCATATTTTGCTTTATTTGCTTGAATCCAAGCCCACTCTTTTGGTGTTTTACTTGGGTTAATTCTAACACCGTTTCTATCAGCTAAATCTACTGCTAATCCAAACCCATGATTTGAAGTTCCTGGAAATGCTGCTGGGATATCTCTTGCAGCTGCTTTTATTCTTACTTGGTCATCATATGTTCTGTATGCTGAATTAACTTTAATAAGAATACCAGCGTTAAAAGCATCAGTTAACATTGCTTCTAAATCTCTCATAGCATTAGGTTGAAGCCTAATACGTTTTTCATCACTTTGATTTACTGAGCTGTAGTGACGAGCATAAAGGCCAGATCTTATGCTTACTAAAAGATCTTCTACACTTCCATTCCTTCTTACTTGACCACAAATAGTTCTAGTAGCACCACCAGTAGCTGATCTCCTAGTAGTACTTATATTTTCTTTTGTTTTAGTTTCCAATTCGCCTTTTTCATTTACTGTTACTAAATCGTTAAAACTTAAAACATCACCTGTTGGTTCATCTAATATAATAGTTTGGGCATCAATATTAGTTGTCCAATCATTATCTTTAATAGAATGTCCTATACCAGTGATTGTATATCCTAATTTTGATCCTAACGATTCACCTTGATATCCTTTAGGTAATAGTTCCTCAGGTATTTTAAATAAATGTCCTATTACTAATCCTCCAATACCATCCATTGTAACAGATAGTTTTGTAGGAATAATAGCTCTATTTTTAATATTTGATTTAGTTAAATTCTTAAAGAAATTAATTAAATCTTTTAATGAGTTTTTATAATCACTTGCCTTATCAGCATCAAAATCACCATCTGTAAACCAACCATAATCTTGATCTCCAAAGAAATCATATAATGATTTAAGAGCATCAGTTACACTTTGAAGTTGACTTTTAATTTTTTCAGCATTAGGTTGATTAGGATCTATTGTTGGATCTGTTTTTTTAGGTATGATTCTATCTAATAACCCCCTATTAAAATCTAACATTGTATTGTTATCAGTTGCCATAGCACCTCCACCTACTTGTGCTCCAATAGCTACTATAGATGATTGATCTGGGAATATTTGGGATTCTAGTTTATATGATCTAACTGTTGATTTTAAATTATGCATTTCTAATTGAAATATATTTTCATATACTTCAGATCTCGGCTTAGAATCAACATAGTTAATATCAATAATGTATATTTTACTATCTTCTGGGTCAACAAATAAATCAAAGTTATTTACATTGCCGTTAGCAGCTGAAACTTCAGATAATACACTTTTTAAAAAGTTGTATAAATTAATATCCTTTTTTTCTTTAGTATCTAATGATTCTAAGTTATTATCTAAAGATAATCTAAATAAGAAATTTAAATTAACATATATGTTTCCAATAATACCTAACTCTGTTTGCCAATCATTCTTATAGAAATATGGTCTAGTAATGTTATTTAGATATTGTAAGTTTTTAACTGCTTTAGTTTGTGCTGATTCTAAAGCCTTTTTTTCTTTATTTAATTCTGCTTGTTGAGCCGCAACAGGATCAGATTGGGTAAAAGTAGAAGCATTACCAAAAGCCTCATTAACTTGTTGTCTACTTAAATTAGTAAAAGAACTATTTTGTAAAAAAGTAAATAATGATGTTTGACTACCAACACCAGATGCAGATAATGATTTATTTAATTTTCTATTATCAATATTATCTCCTTCATCAATAGCAGCATTAATCAAATCAACATATTGTGGCTTATTAACCTTGTAATTAGAGTCTTTTAGTTTTTCATAATGTCGTTTAGTTAATGCTCTAACAGTATCTGGGTCTTGTTGGGTTACTTTTTTAAGATAATCAACAACTGCTTGTTTATTTTTAATTTTTTTAGTAGGGATAGATATATAATATAATTGATCTAACACACTATCAAGTTGAACATTAGATAGTTTACTTGGAAACGTAATTAAATTAGATCCTGTTGCTGCTGCAGGTACAATTGTACTTGGATTAACTTTAAATCCATTAGCCCATACTGGGCTTTTAATTATAGCTACAGTTGGATCTACGGATAATTGTAAAGGATGAGCTAAACATAGTAGATATCCATCTCCTGTTAAAGCATTAGATCCTGTATTGTTAGTAGCATATTCCCTATCTAATACAGAGCATTTTACAAAGGCACTTTTACTATTTGAATCTTTAAATGTAACGTAGTTATTAATTATGTTACATAGTGTTTCTAATGTAATATATATTTGTTCATCACTAGCACCTATTTTACCATTACTGCTAGCCTCTGCAGGGCCTCCTGAGATGTTAAGTGTTTTTTTATATAGATCGTAATAGCTGTTAGAGCCACTTACATTATCTATAATAGTAAAATTAGCACCTTCATCTTGTGTACCAGGCATTTTTTTATTTCCTATAGTATATAGTTCATAAAATAAACCTGCTAGTATATTTTTAGAATATATTTTCTTTAAATCAGGTAAATCTGATAATGATATATCTTCTACTCTAGGGGCTATTAATCCTGTTTTAGATATTTTATCTAAATCATTAAATGGAGAATAGTTAACTTTTAGTGATTCCATCACCTCACCTACTGATATGATTTCAGTAGTGCAATCATATCCACCATCATCACGAGCACTCCAACTATAATTTTTAACATATCCAAACATTGCATCATAGTTGCCGTCATATTCTTTAACAGCCTCATCATACAAGTTTTTAAATATAGTTTCTTTATTTGGAGTTCTATTTAAAATATCATAATAATTAACATTATTAGATAATTGTTTTTCATTATTTAAGTAAGGTGCCCATCCCCACTCTACAAGTACAGTATAGCCTGGGCGCATATAGAGTAATTCTAAATCCTCTAATTGGCGAATATCCCAAGCAACAAATCTAACTGTTACTTCTCTTAAAGATCCGTATGCAGATTTTGATTTAACATCTATCCCTGTAATACCAGGCATTGGGCGGATACCTAATCTATTTGCAACAACCCCACTTTGATTAATTAAACTATATGCTTGATTACCTGTACCAACACCTACTCTAGCTGTATTTCCTTCATATAATATACCTCCTTGCAAAACATGTTGTTTAGCTAAGGTATTTGTATAGTTTTTTTCATCAGCTAAACTTGCATTTGTAGCAGGTACAGGGCCAGTATATGTGTTAACAGCAGAACTCATTCTAATCCAAGCATTACGAGCATTTAAATACTGGATTGAGGTAGAGGTGCGATCAACTAAAGCATCTTGTCTTACTTTTAGTTGGTCTTGAATGTCCTTTTTAAGTGTATCTTTAAATATTGACATAACATTTATCTGGCTTTATTAAATTGTTTAAATTGATTTAAAACAGCCGTTAGATCTGTAGGTATCCTTAATTGAGTACCTGGTGTAGGATATAATGCCCCTCTAGTAGCGTTATTATTAGCCATTGCTATAATCCACCACATAGTAGGGTCACCATAATAAACATATGCTAAATTATCAAGTCTATCTCCTGCGTTAGTAATAACATACACATCAGACTCTGACAAAGGAATATTAGGATAATATCTCCCTTTGTAGTAAGGTTTGTCTGTACCTTCAGTGTATAATATGACTTGATTTTCGTAGCGATTCATTTTAAATTATTTTACCATTTACCTCCAGCTCCACCACCGCCAAAACTACCACCTTTAAAACCTCCAAATCGACGTGGTGGTATTTCAGGTATAATTGGTTTCTTTACATAAGTATGATCAATTGGTTCTCTTATATCTGTTCTTCCTATAGGATATCTAACCAACGAGCCAGTATCATTAGTAACCGGAGGTCGTGGTACTGGTACAGGTTGCGGAGGAGGAGGTGTTGGTTCTGGTTGTGGTTCTGGTGGTACAGGGGCTGGTTGTGGTTCTGGTGTTGGTTCTTTAAAGATAAATCCACACTCATAGTATTGAGGAAGATAATCATGAATAAAGGTAAACCCAAAGCTTACTTTTAAATAGTAAGCCAACTGTACATCCAAATCCCAATTTGAATCTTGAATAGGAGCAAAATTCAAATTAGTAACAATACCAGGTTGATTATTAATATAATTTCCTATTTTTAATCTAGTAATAATACCACCAAGTAAATTATTTTCATATTTACCAGCTAATGTTGATGCTAATTCACTTAATAAACAGTGTTTAGCTATTAATTCCTCTCTATTATAGCATGGAATTTGAAAACTAACACTCGCTGTACGTTTAAATTCATTAAATATATAGAAACTTTCAGCACGGCCTACATATCTTGTAGGGCTCCAAGTACTATTATAATCTTCACTATAATCACTTAAATAACCTAAGAAACTTAATACACTTAGGGATTCACCTGTAAATGGATCTAATGGAGTAAACCTTAAAGCCATTGTATCGTCTGTTACAACGATATCATTAGTTCTATTAAACTTGTCTTTTATTTGTTCTGCTACATATTTTAAATCAGTAGCACCTCTGTTTATTCTAAAGGTATTATCTGTTTTAAAGAAGTTTTGATCAATAATAGATGTTTTATCTATACGTGCTCTTAGTTCAGAATATTTTTTAGCTGAAGGATTAGTATAAGGTATTACATTTTGGTTAATATCTATACTGCTAGTAATTCCCGCAATTTCAGATACTCCTAAATCAACACTTGCCGTTAAAGATCCACCCCATTTTCCAATTGTATTTTCTGTAGATGTATCATTTACAGATGCTGTGTAATTAAGTAATGTTGGAGGTGTATTATCTTTTAAACCAGGAAAGCTTGTATTTGATAATGATGATCCTGAATAATTAGATAATGCTGTGAAACTTTTTATGCGTTGGCTAGCACTTGCCTCTTGTTGAGCAGCTACATATTTACTATTTGCTGGATCATTAGCAGCGGCAATATATGTTTGGAAGGATGCGCTTAAAATATTTAATTGTTGTTTTAAATTAAATGGATTAGCGCTTAATGTAGATGTACTAAGATTAGATACAGCATAATCAAATGTTTGATAAAGTTTTACTCCAGGTAAATGTTGCTTAACATAATTTCTGTTTTTAGCAAAATTTATTTTAGTGCCATCTTCAGTAAAACTATATCTTCTAATTAACGTGTTTCCTATACCGTATATAGAGCCAGGACCAGAAATATATTTGTTAACTGTAAGTTGTTCTGGTTCTAATTTTATTGGATTAAACGAGGCTCCAGTTAAAGCACCTAATGCTTGAGAAATTCGATTAATAAGATTAACTGTATTTCTACTTTGGGTAGGATTAGCTTTATTATCTCCTAATTGGAATTTATTTTTATATTCTACTAATCTATTATTTTTACCATCTCCGTAGTTATTATATTCAGCTACGTTAATGTATTTTGTATCATCGTTTTGAACAGGTAATAAACCATGCCTAACAATATGTTGCCCAAATGCATTTACAGGCACTTGAGCTAATGTGTTTATACCTAAATTGTATATGCGAGTAGGTCCTACAGCATTAACTGCTTTATTAGCTGTATTAACTATAAAATTGCCTACATTTCTTAATAATCCACCACCAGAGGTAGGATTATCAGTTCTTAATTTTTTATATTCTAATTGAGGTTGAGAAAGTTGTAATCCAACTTGTCTAACTATAAATAAAGGGCCTTGTGGAAAATTAGTAAGGAATTTGCCTATACGAATTGTATCAACAACTGAAGCATTAATAGCACCTACTGCACCACCTCTAATTAAACCATCATCGAATTTAGTCATTCGAAAACGATTCAAACCAGAATCAACATTGTTGATATCTACAGTAATATATGGTTGGCCGCTATTTCCTCCTCCTGGTTGATCTTGTCCGTACTTAAGTGATTTTAAGTCCGTTTGTAGGTCAATTAAAGGCATCTTATATTATTAATAACGTCCGTCACGTGGACCTAGGTCTTTATACTGACGTCCTGATCTAGATTTATACACTTGTGATACTACACCATTTGGTGTTAAGTTGATCGCATTTGGATCTAATTCATCCAATGTAGATGGCTGTGGTCTCATTGCTAAGTTTCCTGGGATTAATCTCCAGGTAACAGGAGGTTGACCGTCTACAGAGTATAAATTATGTAATGAGTTTGGTGGGACTGGATTAACGCCAAAATTGGCTGGTTGTCCACCTCTCATACTTAAAGTACCATCTGTGCGTAATTTGTCGATTAAACTCATGGTTATTTAATTTAATGTTTCGTATAAATATTTAATTGTTATGCTGCTTTATAGGTACCTTGTACCAATGTTGAACCAACCTTTTTACCATCCATGTTGATTGATGTGTCTTTATTATATAGTCTATCTACAGCAGTTCTAACTTCATTAATAGCAGCAATCATTGGTGTTAAATCAATTGACATTCCACCACCACCTAAATCAGTACCTGCAATTACAGTATCTTTATCATTTAATTTAATAGCGCCTTCTGGTGCTAGTAATGTACGTTTACCATAACCACCTTCGGATAATACGTCATCACCTTTTCTGCTGTTTAATAAACCAAATCCAGCAGCAGCTACCGCCGCAGCTGCAGCAGCACCTGCTATTGGGGCAGCAAGTCCTCCAATTATTGTAGCAGCTAAAGCTGTTGATACAGCAGCATATGCTGTGTAAGCGGCATATATAATAGCTGCACTTGCTATGCCTTTTATAAGTCGTCCTGCTATTCCTAAACCATCAAGCCACCCACCAATACCGTTTCCAATTAAAGAAGTTAATTTATATATTGCTGCAAAAGGTAATGCTATTAAATTTACTAATGATAGAGCATCAGTTAATATATCTAAGAAGCTACCTAAAGGACCAGCTACTAAATTACCAATAAAATCTTGTAGTTTTAAGATAGATTGATTAAATTTATCTTGTATATTAGTTCTTTCTAAAGCTTTAGCTGCCTCTTCTTCAGTTACTTGAGCTAACGATTTACCACTAGCTAATGCTTCCTCTCTCTTTCTTAATGTTTCAGCTAATGCATCTGAGGTCATACCTACAGATTCAGCTAAAGCGTTTTGTTGTAATCTATTTAATTTAGTAAATTCAGCAGCTGTACCTACGTTTTTAGCTAATTCTTCTGTCAATGTTACTTGATCACCTGCTAATGCTGCTGCTCTTGCTCTTTCAAGATTAATTTGTCTACCTAATAATAATTCGGCTTTTAATTCACTTTCAAGTGAGCTACCAAAATCAAGTAATTTATCACCAGCAGCAGCAACCTGTTCTAAGGTCATACCAAATGCCTTAGCAGTAACTACTGCTTTAGCAATCATTTCTGGGTTAAATCCTAAATTAGCAGCTAACTGGCCTGATACTTTAGAGGCTTCAGCAAGTACTGCTTTAAAGTTAATTCCAACTCGAAGTTGGTTTCTTGCTGCTGCTAATCCTCTAACAAATGATCTATAAGTTTCTTCAGATGACTTTCCTGTTAAGATTGAAAAGCGTTGTATCTGAGCTGCTTCATCTGCTTGTAAGCCAACTTGTTTAGTTAACTTAACTTGAGTTTCAAGTTGATCAGCACTGTATTCATAAACAAATCCAGTAGCTTGAGCTAATTCACCAAAGGCTTGAACTAAATTTTCTGTAGTAGCAAATATGTTTGTTGAACTACGAGAAATTTGAGCTAAACTTTCTCTAAATGTATCTGCTTTTCCTGTAGTATATCCTAAGGATTTACCTAATTCAACTGTTTGTTTATTAGCATCAAGTGCTTTACTTACAAAGAAACTAAGTACAGCTACAGGATCTGTTAATGATTTTTTTAATCCTCCAAATGCTGTTTGTAATCCTTTTCCTGCTATTTTTAGTTTATTACTAAAGCTGTTTACATCTTCTCCTTTCGCTTGAAGTTCCTCAGCAAATTCTCTCATGTCCTCTAGAGCTTGTTCTGTATCTAGAGCTCCACTAAGGCCAGGAATTTTATTTAAGGCTTTAAGAGCATTACCTGTAAGGCCTATTGCATCTTGTAATTCTTTTTCTTTTTGAATTCTTTTATTAATAGCTCCTTCTAAAGCAATATAACCGTTTTCAGTATCTCGTAAAAACTGCTCTGTTTCATTATTAGCGTCTCGTAATGCTTTTCTTTCTTTTTGTAATGCAGCTATTTTTGAAGGATTATAACTCATAGATTGCAACTGGTGCCCTATTTCGTTTATCCTTTGTTCATTTATTTGTTTGGCTAAATCTAAAGATGACCTGTTTTGTTTAACCTTTTCGGACATCTTTTTTAATTCCTTCTCACTTAATCTAGAAATACCATCTTGATCGTATTTAAGTTTATTAGCAAGGCTGCTAAGAGAGGAATAAGCAGATTTAGTTTTACCTAAAGCGCTATTTTGACCTTTTATTTCTTGTAATACCTTAGTTAAAGATTCAGCAAAATAACTTACATCAGAATTTAAATTAGCAAATTCTTTTCTCATTTGCACTAAATTCTTGCGAGCAGCATCAACACCACCTAAAGCCTGTATAAATTTATCCATATCCGGTATTTGGATATTCTGTAGGTCTTTATACAGTTGCCTTAGTTCGGCTAAATCTTGTGTACTTAATGTATCGGCCATAATATGATGTTACATCATATAAATATTAAAAGCGCCTATTTCTTAGGCGCTTTAGCTACGTATGTCGGTGGTTTTGTTGGTGCAACGTTTGGTCGTGATATTTCTTTACCTGATTTGTTTTTTAACATGTTTTGTTGCTTTTCAGCTTCCTCTTTTTGTTTTTCATAATATTCTCTTAATTTTTCAAATGTAAACTTACGCAACCAAAGAGGCATGTTATAAACAGTGTCCCAATCGTATCCACCATTGCCGTGGAATACTATTTCATGTATTTGAGAAAATAGTAATGGTCTATATTCCGGAGTCAGGCCAAAAAAAGCTAAGAGTAACTGGAATCTCTATGCCCTCCCCAACATAGTCTGCATCTTCTGGAACATATTTCATATTAATGTCTGGGGAGACTTTGGAATAATATTGGCGAAGTGCTCTTGAATCCTTAGCAATTAAATAATTATCAACAAAATCACGAATTTCTTTTTGTTCGCGTTTACCTTCAATTGAAGTGATGATATGTTTTAAACGAGTTGTAACATCTGTAGTAGAATTTGGGTTAATTTTTTGCATACCCTTAATTTCAGCTTCGATTTTCTGCTCGTCACCGTGCGTTAACAACTTGAAAGTAATGTTATTGCCTGAATGTGGTAGTGTAAAAGCGAATTCGTTTATTCCGCGTTTAAATAATGATTCATCAACTACTTTATCTTCTAATTTAGATAAATCAACAGTAATTTCTTTACCACCATAATTAACAGCATACTCTTTACCATATCCTAAAATACGAGCAGCGATTAATATTGCATTTTTGTCACCAACTAATAATTCATTATAGTCAATTGGTGTAACAATTAATGATTGTAATAATTTATCAATAACAGTTCCATTTTTAATATAATTAGCATTAGTAAGAATATCTTCTTCCTTAGCTGTCATATATTTCATTTCAATTTGCCCCTTAGCTAGTGGGGATGATTCGGGATACAGTAATCCTTTTGAAGGTAACGAAACGGTTTCTGTTGGGATTTTTAATTCGGCCATAGACTATTTTATTGTTATATATATAAATATACGAAGAAAAAAAGTGTCTGCAAAAGCAGACACTTAAAGAAAGAAATATGAAGGAGGAATTAGAAGTTAAGTACACAGTAATCCATAGCGATGTTAACGGTTAAGTTGATAGCTGCTTCGTTAGCCCAATCGTATTCACCGAAAGTAGCTGTTTTAACATAAGCACCTTTAATAATCCACTCACCTACGATATCGCCTACAGGACCTAAAATATCTAAAGTTAAATCTTTT